TGCGATGTTCGGTCTGTCGATGACGAACTGTCTCTTGTCGCTTCCCGTATGTACCACAGGGGGGATTCGCTCAAAGCCCGGAACATCCGTCAAAAGCGCATCGGCAAGCGTTTCGTTTTCGTATCGGTAAATGCTGTTCTCGATGACGTAAAGTCCGTTTTCGTCTTTCCGGTGAATCTGCAAATACAGATAGTTTTTTCCAGCCCGTGTGACCACGCTGTCAAAAGCACACTCTGAAATAAAGCCATTCTGCCAAGCCAGCGGAAAAATGTGCTCAATGGTCACATAGTCAAGAGCGATACCGGAAACATCGCCCGGAACGGTCTCTCCGCTCTCGTTGACCGCTTGGCCGACCACACGAGGGATATACGCTACAGTTCCGAGTGCAGATTTCATTTCCTGCATTTCGTTCGCCTTGACCGTGAAGTTGTTCTCCGTCAGGACGCTATCAACGAACGCCTGTTCTTTCTGCCCCTCAAGTGTGATCTGGACTTTCTCGTTCATCAAGAGGTTAGCCCAGTCCTCGCAAACCTTTTTCGCCATACCTAGACTCGCGCGATTGCACTTCGTCCACTTATGGCCGTTATATCGCCGGTACTGATGGAACCCCTTGACTTTGCCGACGTACCACGACTTCCAAAGGGACACGTATGTATAGAATTCCTCTGGGATTGTCGTATACCCGAGTTCCTTTAATTTATCGATAACCGTCATGCAATAACTCCCATTCTACGGCTCACAGGCTCTAAGGCGTACCTTGTCGCATCAATCAAATGATTGTTTGCGTCCGGGTATCCGCTGATTATATCGCCGTCTTTGTTTCTCTCATATTCGTAGCCCACGAACTCATCGTAGGCATGTGGCGTCCGTTTTCTATCAATGACAATCGTTCTTCTCTGCAAGAACTTCATGCCGTATTCGACCGAGCCGGGTCCCTTGACCGCCTCATACGCAGGCAATCCCATTGCCCGTAAGTCAGCCACGCTCTTTGGCTCCGCGCTGTCACAGATGACGCGCTCATTGCCATATCCGCGCTGTTTGATTATCGTCGCGCTCTGCTCGTTCGAAAGCTTATTCTGGTATATCTCGTCAAGCAGGTAAATTGTTTCCCTCGCCTTGTCGTAATGCAGCCGGATAAATGCAAAGGGGTCTGGGAACCATCCGAAATCCACGCCCTGATAGATTTTATCGAATCTGGAAACTTCTTCGTCCGTGATCTCCCGAAGTTCGAGCCTGTCAAACACATTGCCGCCGGTGCCGACCGGGATACCGAGGTATTCATGCTGATACGCCCGCTCGTCAGTGGCTTTCAGGTGTTCAGCCTCGTCAATAAACTGCTGCCCCAGCCATTCAGGCGGTGCTTGCAGATATGTTGACTTGTGGCACAGCCTGTCCGCGCGTTCTTCCAAGCTGTCTTTGTTTGCCCAGTTGTCCCGGCTGATCGGCGGGTTATAGCTCTCAAAGTTCCAGAATTTAGAGCCGCCACGCATTGTTGACTGCAAAATCGTTCGTATTTCGGCGCGACCGGCGAACTGGTCTTTCTCTTCAAAGTGCGTCACGGCAATGTAGCCAAACGGAACCTTGATGGACTTTATCTTCATGGGATCGTCAGCGCCCCGGAACATGATTTTCTGCCCGGTAGGCTTGTAGATCAGCTCCATCGGGGAAACCTTTGCTTCCCAATATGCCGCCATGCCAAGCTCTCCGATTGCCCATATGTACTGCGCATAAACGCTATCGCGTATGGTATTCGCAACCTTTCGCAGCACAAGCGCGTGTGTGTTTGGGTTGTTTATCAGCAGCAGGGGAACGAGTACAGACACAGTGGAGGACTTCAACGACCCACGCCCGCCACTAAAATCGTAGTGCGTGTGACCGTGCTGAAACACGTCACGCGCCACACCGTAGAACGCAGAGCCTATTTTTTCAGACAGGCGGATGTCAGACATCAATTATCACCTTGACGCACTCTGTGTTGATGTTTTGCTCCACAACGTCTTTCTGATCGAGGTACTGTTTCCCAAGCCAGATAGCCATAGACGCATTCTTTTCAGCGAGCCTCCATTGCATTCTTCGCAGAGATATTTTCCCTTTACCCCTCTTTTTTGCGAATACTTCGGAGAAATGCTCCCCATAAGTTCTCTTGCACCATCCGTCTAAGGTTTTATCGCTTACATCAAGCGCGTCGCAGATTTCCAGAAGGGTACATTGAAGCCCGCACAGCGCCTCGAACTGCTTCTGGTCTATTTCCTTTTTGGGTCGTGCCATACGAGCCCTCCTTTCTTCGCTGGCGTTTGATAAACTTTTCCATGTCCCGCTTCAAATACGGGCTGGTTGTTTTGTCAATAATTCCCTGTGCCTCTTCAACCGTCACTCAGAAGCACCGCCTTTTCTCCTGTGAACTTCTCCCAACGATCAATGATTACATCTGCATACTTTGGGTCAAACTCCATGCAGTACGCGTGTCTTCCGTTCTGCTCCGCTGCCATAATCGTTGTGCCAGACCCCGCGAACAGGTCAAGCACATTCTCACCCGGCTTGCTGGAACATTGCATCTGGTAATCAAACAGCTTAATCGGCTTCATGGTCGGATGCTCCGCAGATTTGACAGGCTTATCAAAATTGAGAACAGTGGTCTGCCTGCGGTTTTTGAAGAAGTAATGCTTGTGGCCTTCCGTCCATCCATACAAGCACGGCTCGTGCTCGTCCTCTTCAATCTCGCTCTCGCCATACAGGCAAGGTTCATGTTTCCACTGGAAGTCCTGTCTCCCCATCACGAGGGAGTTCTTCACCCAGATCAGGCACTGTCTGACGCGCAGCATCGCGTCTTTACACGCACCGCGAAAGTTATACCCTTCACTGTCTGCGTGCCAGATGTAGAACGGTGCACCAGGTTTCATAACCATCGCCGCATTGGAGAAAGCATCCGTTAAAAAGCGCCTGAATGCTGTATCTTCCATGTTGTCGTTTTTGATTTTACCGGCGGCTCCCTGATAGTCCACATTGTACGGCGGGTCCGTGAGAAGCAAGTCCATCTGCACCCCCCCTGTGAGCTTTTGTACGTCACTCAGAGACGTACTGTCGCCACACATTAACCGATGCTCGCCTAGCTGGTACACATCGCCGAGTCTACTCTTCGGCTGCGCAGGAAGAACTGGATCATAGTCATCCTCCACAACAGAATCGTTCAGCTCGTCGCGGAGTCCCCAATCAAAGTCAAAAGCCGACAGGTCAAGCCCCGGCAGTTCGACCGACAGCAGGTCAAAGTCCCAGTCGCTCTCGTTGCTTTTGTTATCTACCAGCCGCAGGGCGTTCACTTGCTCCGGTGTCAGATCATCTACGCAGACGCACGGCACTTCTTCCATGCCCAGCTTCTTTGCCGCCAGAGCGCGGCAATGACCGATTACAATCACACCGTCCCGATCAACTACAATCGGCTGAACAAAGCCGTACTGCTTGATGCTTTCTGCAACGTTGTTGATCTGCCGTTTATCGTGTTTCTTTGCATTCTTCCCATAAGGCGTAATGCTATCTAATTTCAAGCTCTTTACTTCCATTTCATCCCTCCTTATTCACCCTTCCAATCTTCCTTTTCACGCTCCACCGGATTGCGGTTCCCGGTGGAGCTAAGAAAAAGGAGGTTCCGCAGTCCGCTGCGTAGCCGTAAGAAGGATGAAAGCGCAGAGGATACACCTCTACGCTTCCATTTTACCGTATTTTTAGGGCTATTTTGAAAATATACTTTCAAAAACTATTACTTTTCGTTCCCAGCAAGATAATCAAGCGATACGTCGAATATTTCAGAAAAGCATAGTAACACAGACAATGTGGGTTCCGCTTCTCCGCGCTCGTACATTCCTACCATCGGTCTTGACAAACCGCATCGCTCGCTTAGAACGTATCGTTTTATTCTTTTTCGTTCCCTCAGTTTTCTCAGCCTTTCTGGGAACACGCTTGCCTTGTCCTCCGTTTGCATCAGCCTCCTATCTCCCCGAACTCCCGAACCCATTTTCCCCTCGTTCCGTCTTCTCGAGCGAGGGGACCACTTCCAGCTCCGGCAGGATGCAGGGCAGTATAACAAGCTGCGAGATCTTATCGCCCCTACAGACCTTGTAGGGCTTGCTTCCGTGGTTGTATAGCTTGACAATGATGCTTCCGGTGTAGCCGACGTCGATGACCCCTTCGCTGGTGATTCCGTGTTTGACATTCAGACCGCTTTTGCTCTTGAGAAATCCCACGGTGTTTTTGGGCAGCTGGACATGCACGCCTGTATCAAACAATTCGCTTTCTCCGGGATAGATGTAAACGTCGTCGCTCGCCGAATACAGGTCTAACCCCGCATCGTATTCATGCGCCCTTGTGGGCATGAACGCCAACAAATCTAAAACAATTTTCATTTTTCCCACCAATCCTTGATTGTATCGTTCCGTTCGAAAAACGGCTGAAAGAACGGACCGCAGAGCTTCTTAAGACTCGAGTCAAGCCGGTGAATTGCATCGTCGGATTCCTTCTTGCCCAGCCATGCCACGCCGTATTCTGCGTCAAGCTGCTCCATTTTGTCCAGAAGTTCCTTTGCCTTCGCCGGGCTTTTGAGCATGCCCAGTTCATGCGCCGCCACAAAGAAAAGATCTACCACCTTCTGCTTTCCTGCCTCCATACCGGCGGCAAAATAAGCCTTGTTGCTTCTGCGAATACGCTTTGCCAGATCATTCGTTGTGCTCATAGCTGTATCCCCCTTATGTACTTATCAAAATACGTCACTGCCACCGCCATCGCCGCCCACATATCCGCTGCGAACCCGTAAAAGAAACCGGGGTTCTTCTTTGTTCCTTTCCCATAATTCGGCTCTCCGGGCGCGTAGCGGTCGACGAGGGCTTGTCTGATGTTCGCATCCTTCGCCGACGCTCTGCCACATAAGTAGAGCTTTTCTTCCCGGCGGAAGATCTTCTGTATCTGGTACCCCTTCCGGTAAAGCTCGGCATATTCCCAGAACCGCCCAATCCAGAAGCAGGTGTCAAACACCTCTTGCCCGACTGGCATTCCCATACCGGCAACCATTTCGATTGCCAAGTGCTGATACTCCCGGCAGAGAACGGGGAATATCTCCCCGTTCGGAACTTTCCCAACGTCCAGCACCTTCCGGATTTCCTTCCCGTCGTGCTCCGCCAGCACATAGCCGGATTGAATGTTGCCGGGGTCAATCGCAAGAATTGTTCCCACCTTGCAGCCTCCTTCCGGTCTCGCACGGCTTCATCTCGTCGCAATCACCGTATTTCGCGCAATGTGCTGCAAACAGCCCCTTGAACTCCGGCAATTTGTCGATTACAAGGCAGCACATCATTTTCACAGCCTCGCGCGTCTCCTTTGCCGCCAGCCTGCAAAGCCGCTTTTCTGCAATGGTCATCAGCTCTTCGGCATTCATGTACCAGATCATGTCTACCGGCGCGTCCTGCCGCGCTGCGTTCCGATCGTATTCGTCCTGCCGGTCGTTGCGCTGGCTGCGGATAAACGGCTGTGCGTGGACGTGGCGGGCTAAATGAGTGCTTACCCAGTACGGCACGCCCTCAAGATAAAACGCAAACTGTAACGTCCGAATGGGGCTATGCCGCGCCCGGAGAATGGCGTGTTTCCACTCCATGTCCGGTGCTGTTTTCATCTCTTTGCCGATGGTAACCAAAGCGCACTGTTTTGCAAGCGCCCAGTCCTCATCGGTTGGATATTTCAAAAGTGTAATGTTCATTCTTCCCTCCGGTCTCCGTAGCTGCAATACCCGTCAGGCTCCGGGTCTGAAAGCCCTCTCCGATCTGCGCAGTACGGGTCATTTTCTTCGTTCCGACGGAAATTCTTGCAATATTGGCAACGCACGACCGGTTCAGCGTCTACCGAGGGTGCATATGCAATCAGCTCCTGAATTTTCTGTCGCGCTTGGCTCAACATTACGCGCGTGATAACATTCTCGGTTTTGCTCCGATCTTCCATGTACTTTTCTTCTGCTGCGTCGTATAGCCGGTTCGCATCAATCAGCCACATTATTGCTACCTCCTGTATTTGTCTGATACTCGCCGTGGCTGCAAAAATCATCAGGTCTGCAATACGGCAGCATATATTTTTTTCAATCGTAGCATCCGCCAGAAAGGGGTGCCCCAAGGTGTCTACAGTATTTGCAACGCACTACCTCCGCAACGTCGGCGGCGGGCAGTCTCTTGATAACGTCCATCGCTGCGTAAGCATAGTTGTTGCATAGAACTTTCAACGCATCCTCGCGCCGGATAAAATCAGCCATAAAGCATACCTCCTGCAATAACTTCGTCCATCCCATCCGGCAAGGCGTGGAATGGGTCGATTGTTCGTATAATTTTCAGCCGCAAGAGCCTTTCTGCCTGCCGTTTGGTCAGCCGCTGCTCCCGCTTCTTCGGCGGCAGCTCGCCTTTTGCCGCCGCAATGGCGGTCGGGTTGTGCTTATGTTGACCCATCGCTTACCATCCTTTCCAGCATCGACCTTGTTTCACACATCGCCGTGATATACCCTTTGCAAAAGCTCATCAGCATTAGGTTGTTGGTGCTTTCGTGCCGCCTGTATCTTCTTTCTGCATCTTCTATATGGTCTTTTGCCATCTTTAGATGCACTTCCAGCGCGACGTTTTTTGCTGCAAGAATTTTGTTTCCCAGTTTGCGCTGTCCGATGCTCGGCGCGCCTTTTATTACGTTTTCCACGACATCCAGCACACGCGCAATCGTCTCTGCATCGAGAACATTCGTGTTCCAGCGCCTGATGTTCTTGTAATCTGCTATCGTTTCAAGCAGCCACGCGCTGCTGATATACTTTTCAGCCGCCATGCCGCACCTCCACACCTGCCATTTCAAGCAACCCGTAAATATCCGCTTCATCGCTGTTCGCGAGGAAATTGTCATTTTCGTCGTAGTAGTTGTAAGCCGTGTATGCGCGGGCTTGGATTCCGACGTATTTCTTGAGCAACTTATTCGCCCCCTCGATTCCAAACGTGCAGGCATCTTTCAGCTCTTCCATCTGCGATTTTGAGATAAACTTAGCCATCATTTACCCTCCGGTTCCACGCAGCTGCGATTTCCATCCTTGTCACAACGGGATTTGTGGCGATAAACGCCCCTCCGCACTGTTTACACTTTATCGTACAGGTTGTGCCAAAAAACGCTGCCTCTCCGCCGCAAAACGGGCACGGTTTCAATTCATCCATCCTTCTTGCCCTCCTCTACACGCGACTTAAGCCATTCTTTGATTTGCATCGCGCAGGAGCAGCAAAGCTCAATATCAGGTGATTCCTCATGGAACGCGCTTCGTATGTTTACATACGTCGCAGAGCTTGTGGGGTTTATCTCCGCCCCGCATCGGTCACATACTCGTTTCGTTGCCATCCTTCTTGCCCTCCATTTCCTGCAAAGCTTTCTCGGCTTCTTCGCGGCTCAAAAATACGGTCTTACCGATGTCCTCTGCGCAGATTTCCATGCCGTAACCAGCGTACTTAATCGTGCCATCCTCGTAGACGTGCAGACCTTCAAAGCGAGACTGTGCCAGAATTCCGCTTACCTTCTCCCAGTAAATCGCATCCGGTGCGCACGGCAGAATCAGGACGAGCCCCTCAACATCCGCTTTCATCAGCTCCACCATTCGTGAGATGGAGTAATCATAGCCGGAAAGCGTTTCCTCGATTTCCCGAGCCTCTGCGCACGCCTGTGGGGATAATCTAGAATCTTCATATGCTTTGAGCCTTTCCCATACCTGCTTCTGCGTGCAGTTTCCGTCATACGGGCACGGCAACTCGCGGCACTGCGCGATGTCGCAGAAATTGCCCTCAAACGTTAACCGTTCCAAAATTCCATCTCCTTCCCGACGTATTCACAATATGCTTTCTCAAGGCGCGCGCCTGCGCTGTCCTTCGCGTCCGGCAGGAAAACAACCGCGTCCGCCACGTCGATCATCGCCATACAAATGCGCATATAGTCCGCAGCCTCCATCCCCTCCGGCAGCTCCGCCGGATTCAGCACGATGTTCCCACACATCCGCAACCCCACTGCCGCCCTTTGAAATTTCGCCTGACACCCCTGATCGCCCGTGATTTTACCGGCGATGTAAATCTTCATGCTTTTCCATCCTTTCCCGGCAGCGGCACCATATGGCATTTATCTGCCGCAAATTCTGCGACATAGAGCAGCGCAGTGCAGGCAAGCAGGATGTCGGCCATGAGCTCTTGCGCATCTTGCTCTCCAAGCCCATCGAAATTTTTCTTCCGCAGGTACTCTGCGTACATAGCGCCAAGCTTTTGGATATTCTCCGCGGCTTCCTGGTACCGTTCTTTCGGCACCGTATACCCAAATCCTACCTTTTTGATTTTGCTCATGCCTTTTCTCCTTCCTCCCGCTCAAAGCGGATTTTCATTTGTGCGGGGCAAAGGTCGACCTCTGGGCGGCGCTTGCCTGTCCAGCGAAGCCCGCCAGCCTGTCCGACGCACTTCCATCCAGCCGCCTTTAAGCTTGTCCCCGGCTCCGTATCCAGAATGTAAGTAATCAGTTTGTGGTAGCCCATCGCCCGGGCGGCGCGCCATGCAGCGGCATACAGAATAGAGCAGGCATTTCGAGTTCCGTCTGTACAACAGCGGTTTACCTCAAGCGTCCATCCATCATCCAGATACCGCGCAACCGGTCTGCCGACGATTGCAACACCTACGATTTTCTCTCCGTCTGTGCAGCCGATGGAAAATTTATGTCCAACGACCGGCTTATGATGGCGGTGATGCTCTGCCACAAACGCGTTTGCCTCTGCCAGCGATACCGGGCAAATATCAAGCATCTGCCTTGCCTCCTCCCTCTGGCGCTTCCGGCGCTCCTCGTAATATATCTGCAAACTTCGGCGCGCTCGGCAGCGGCATCCAGTGGGTAATCAAACCCTGCGGAACCTCCCAGTTGCAACACTCCCAACCGATCCCCGGAATATACCGAGCCGCATCCACGATGCTTCCGCCTGCGTCCTTAAAAGCGATAAGGTATCGCTTAAGATGATCTGCCGGCAGCCTGTCATCTACGCTGACCCACTGCGGCACTTTCTCCCGCAGCGCCGCATTCTCGGCGGTCAGGCGCTCGATCATGGTGATAGCTTCATCCGCCAGCCGCTCCGTGCAACGCACATACTTCATTTGTGGGCAAAGCCCGCAACCCTTCTCTATATGCGTCGCGCAGATACGCAGTACCTGTATAATTTCCTTGTCTGTCATAGATCCTCCATTCCTTCAAAAACCATTTGTCCCGGCAAAACGCCGTCCTCCATCCACCAGTGCATAACGTCATCACCTGTTTGCCAGTCGCAAGGCAAGCCTCGCTTTTGCCGTTCCGCAAGCATCCTGTCAAAAGCGCGGATATACGCAGCCTTGATCTTCGGATAGCGCGAGAACTCCGTGTTTCTGTGTTTCCCTGCCATTGGGCACCCGATGCACCCTACGCGCTTCCATCCGCATTCATACAGCGGATTCATGCAGATTTCTTCCTCTTTCGCATACCCCCAAACATCAGCGTCTTTCCAATCGATAATCGGGTTCACTATCCTTTTCCCTTTAAGCTGGCACGTTTCCATCATCATTCTGCTCTCGTCGTTGTCGTTCATCAGTGTTAGGCGTTTTGATATATCCCAATGCAAAACTTCCAGCGCACCGCGGTTCTTCCGTTTCACTGATTCTGCCCAGCGTACACCGGTTGCAATAAATCTGCTTCCTGCGCCGCCCTCTTTAAGCTCCGAGCAACAGTACCTCATCCGACGTGTCGGCGGCATCAGCTTACGCGGGATCAAATTCCACATCGTCACGTTCCCGCCGTCCGGCGTCCGGTGCGTATCGATGTCGCATTTTACGCCAGCCAGCTCCAAGCGGCGGAAGGTATCCCGGACGTGCCAGACGGTCTCCGGCGCGTCCGCCGTGGTCAGCGAGTGCAAAACCTCATACTGGATACCGGCTTTGCCCGCCAGATGCAAAAGCACGTCCGAGTCCTTGCCGCCCGAGTAGGTAATCACAAGCGGCTGCTTGTATACCCGCAGGGACATTTCAGCCGCAAACCGTAGCCGCTCTATCGCGGTCTGTTCTAAATCGCTCACATTTTACCTCTCATCTTCCGCCTTCCTCTTGCCGATCTTCGGCAGTTTCTCGCCCCTCCATCGGTCATCTGGCTTATGTCGATGATCTCGGCGCGCCTGCCGTAGCTTTTCAGCCGTTCTCCCTTCACGGCGTTCCAAGCCTCGCAGGACGCGCTGCAACCGGCTTTCCGGTTGGGGCAGTCCTGCGTACACGGTCCGAAATTATTCATGTCTTCCTCCTGGCCTGCACCGTCACTTCCGCCTCCCAGCATTCCGGTTCCCGGACGGTTATAATCTTCCGCCGCCCGTCCTCCGGGTCCTTGACGCTGACGAGGTAAAACGTCTTGTTCTGCATCTTCTGCGGATACTTCCGCGCCCTTAAAGGCTTTCCCAGCTCCGGCATGAGCCGGGGGAATATGGGAATCGGCTTTGGTATGACAATCCAGACCTCGATTCCCTGCTTCATCATGCTTCATCCCCCAACATCCGCTGAATCGCCGCTTTCTGTAAGTCGCTCAGATCGCCGTCGTGATGCTGCACGTTGTATCCCGGCTTCTTCCCAGGCTGTGACGGCGCGCCCTTCTCACGTTCTTTCGATTCCCACGTCAAAAACTTCTGCTTCCAGCTCCGTACGGGGTCACCCTTCCCGTCGACCCAATTTCCGGCAGAATAATAGTCGAAAAATTTCTGTGCCAGATTCGAGGCTCCACGCTCCTTCGCGTATGCGGAAACCTCTTCCAACGTAGGTGGTATAAATTTCTTATGTTTCTTCTCAGAAATAGAACTACTCTCTTTTCTATTTCCATTTCCATTTCCATTTCCTAAAGGTAATACCGTGGTATTACCGCTAGCACTACCATCCGCTATACCAGAGTTATCATTTTCTTTGTTCCAACGCTTGCTGATGTTCTCCCTTTGACGCTGGCAATGCTTGTCCCGTTTTTCGATTTCAAGCTCCATCCGGCGGTTGAAGTACTTGCCGTTCTCATCCTTCTGAAACTTGCTCATAACCTCGTCTGACGGCTTTTTGACAGCCCGTATGATTTCCTGCATCGTCATATGCCCGCGCTCTCTTTGGAGGCACAGGAGCGTGATATACTGCCCACGCTCCCGCATATTCATCAAGGCACAGCCGGATAGGAAATCCGACGTGTAGAACAAGACGGCAGGATCTTTGTTGTTTGCCATCCCGCCACCGCCTTAGAACGGCGGTTCTTCGCCGTCATCATCCATCATCGTAAACCCGCCTGGGTTTTCCGGGTTCTGCGGTTCGGTGTTTCGCTTGCCCTCGCCGAAGTAAACGCGGTTCGCCACGATCTCAGCAGACCGGCGCTTGTTTCCGTCCTTGTCCTTCCAGTCGCGCAGCTGCAATCTACCGTCTACGACCGCCATGCTGCCCTTGAAGAAGTATCCGCTGACAAAATCCGCTGTTCCCTTCCAAGCGACGCAGTCAATGAAATCTGTCTCTTTCTCTCCGCCCTCCGGCGTGAAGTCGCGGTCAACCGCCAGCGTGAAGGATGCAGCGGACGTTCCGCCCTGCGTCTTTCTCAGTTCCGGGTCGCGCGTGAGCCGACCCATGATCACAATGTGGTTCAGCATGCTTCCTCCTTCTCCCCGAAGATGGTTTTCAGGATAAACTCAATCTCATACGATTTCAGTTCCTTGTACGCTCTCTCAAGCATCGAAAGCTGCATACTTTTTTCCACCATTTCCTTGTACTGAACTGCATCCAGATAAACAAACGATTTGTGTTCTTCCATGCTTACATCCCTTTCTTATAAACCAGTTTCGTTTCATCCCAATCGGGATATTTCATTTTTAAGTAGTGTCTGATATACGCCTGCATATGTTTTCTCTTTGCCGTCTGGTCAAAGTCGTTGTGGCACTTATCGCAAAGCGTCACAATGTTCTGCTCGATTCCAAGCCCGCCCTGCGAGCGTGGAATGAAATGACACCACGGATTGCCGGAGCGGAGGCAGACGATGCAGCGCCCGCCGTCGCGCTCCCAGACGGCTTTCTTAACCTTCTCAGGTATCTTTGTCGCCTTTGTTTCCTTTCTCATCCTGCCTCCATTCCAGCGCCATACGCTCGAGTTCTTCCGGCGGGAGCGTCTCAATGCCCTGCTGTTTGCAGTCCTCAACGACCAGATCAATGAGCCGCGCCATTTGCTTTGTGTCGTAGGTGCTCGAGCCGTAGTAGCAAATGACGTTCGTGCAGCCCGGAATTTTTGATGCCATAATCTCCGTACACCATCCGAGACCGCGCGCTTCCCACCGTTCCCGGAACCGCTTGACCGCTGCGTCCGGAGCGCATATCGTATCGGAGTTGTCACCGACATCCGGGATATAGTGCCGATAGATTTCCTCCGGCGGCGTACCCACTTTGACCGAAAGCTTATTGCAAAGCAACCAAAGATATCGGTTTGCATCCCGACTCCGCATCTTCCGGAACTCTTTAATTGCCACTGTGTACCTCTTTCGTGGATCAAGTTCCCCGGCAACCATACGGGCTTGTCCGGGCAGCTCCGGTCGGAGCTTCAGCCAGCTCCCCGAAGCATCCATGCTCCACGAAGCTTCAACGATGTTCAGTTCTATCATGCCTTACTCGCACAATTCCAGCAAAGGCATCTGCCAAAGCGCTTTCTCGTTTTCTCGGCTACCTGTAAAGCGGTAAACTGTGTGCCACCTTCTACGATCTGCGTGATCTCGCCTTTACAGTCCGCGCAGACAAGGCGCGGGGTGCTCGGTGTCTCAACCTTCCCACCGTGCCCGAAGGTGTAGACCGGCTTTCCCTTCGATGCAAGCGTCAGCGTTTTGATTCGCTCCTGCTCGTCGTAGGTGATCTCCGTCACGTCAAACTGGTCAGAGCACTGCCAGCGCCCTGTCTTGTCGTTCTTTTTAAGTCTCTGGCACTTCGCCGCGTCAATCCAGATAAACGGTGCAGAGTAAAGTTCTCTGCCAATGCCGTGCTTGAAACCGGCGCGTTTGAATGCATCTGATGCTCTGCCCTTCTCGGCTTCTGTGTTGCTTTCTGTTCCTGCGTCCCACTTCCAGATCAGTTTCCCGTCCTTTCCGTAGTCCACGCCGATACCGCCGTACAGAACGCCGTCGACCAGCTTAAAATCATTCTCCCAGTTCTGCGCGCCTACCGTCTCGTCCAGCAGGTCCGCGTCGGTCCGTGCTGTTTTGTACAGCAGAATCGACGCGCCCTTTTCGTTGCACTGTGCCACGCGGCACTCAATTTCATCCGGCCTTAAAAGGCGAAACTGCTTCATGTTTCATCCTCCGTTTCTTCGATCAGTTCCAGCGGGCAGTCACTTCCAACATACCGGCCCGGCCAGAGCAGCGGCTCGTTTGTCAGTCCGCACCGGCTGCTGCTTTTGCGGTAAAATTGGCACGCATCGCAGCAAATGTATTCGTTCCCTTTCAGATCGACCGGAAACGCCACCCTGACGACCGCTGCCGTCTGAATATACCGGCTCACGCCGCTTTCAAAGTTTGCCATCTTCCCTCCTTAAATCTTGCAGACTTGCTTGTCCAAGCCGCACATTTCGGCAATGGAATTCGTGCCATACGTTTCCACCAGATGCTCGATCAACGCATTCTGTACGGTCCAGTTCTCGCCCGGAGACGCAGCAGCAATGTTTCCTTCGTCGGAGACGAAATACTCGTTTCCGTCATAAATCTCTGCACCGTTGATATCCGTGATAAACGGCGCTCGCTGTTTATCTTCCATCATTCCACCAACCTGTATCTGGCATAGCTCGTATCCTCGCCATACCGGTTCTTGCTCGTTTCCATGTCGCGCCGGATGTTGTACCCTTCGCGCTTCAGATCGTAGACACGCGCGCCCAGCCGCATGCAGCCGAGGTCCTGCATCGCCTCGAGCTGCGTAATGCTGCCGAAGTCGCGCATGTACTTTAAAACACGTTCAGCCTGCTTCATATCTACCTCCAAAGCCGCGTGAAGATCGAACTGAAAACAATCTCGCGATAGAATATCTTCGGCGGCGCCGGTAACGGCTCTGCGTGCGTCGCAGCAAGCACCTTCGCCGCTTCTGCCTCAAACTCCACAGAGAACCATCTCTGCCAGTCAAGGCAGCGGCACTTGCCTGTGTCATGTGTGCATTTCTTGCACGGGTAAATCATTTCACGCCTCCATCAGCACCGCGCCGCCGAAGAAGATCACCGCCGCGCCGCCGAGCGTGAACGCTGCTTTGAACAGCCCGAAGCCCAGCAGGGTCGCCGTGCCGCCCAGAAGGACGCAGCCAATCGAGAAGCAGAACGCCTCCGAAGCCTTCAAAAGCTCCGACTTCCGCTTGCGCTGCCGGATAATCTTGTCCCACCGCTCGCCGAGTTCGCGCTCTCTTGCCCGCCGGTGATTCGCCTCAAGGATATATTCAACGTCAGTCATCATGTACCTCCACAAATTCCCCGTTCTTAGTGGGGCCATCCTTTAAATGCCGCTCAATCCAAGCATTAAGGTCTTTCGGGAAAACCCAGTAGACAGGTGCTTTCTCGGTTTTTACCGCCTTACCAAACGGGAAAACACCCTGTTGCAGCCCCAGCCTAAGAACCTCAGCACCGATCTGCATGCCGTTTTCTCGCAGAATCTCTACCGCTTCTTGCGGCGAAATCGTTGCTCGATTTAACATCCTATCTCTCCTTTTTCTTTTCCTAAGATTAGAGAAATACTATCTATTCCATTTCCATTTCCTAAAGGTAATACCGTGGTATTACCGGAAGTGTTACCACGCTATCGATGTGGTTCAGACTTCCTCCTTTCCCGTCTGAGCCTCTTTTGCAAGGCTCAGGTCTTTGTTTCCTTCTTGCGCTGGATGACCGCCGAGACGGCTGATTCCAAACGTTTTCTTGCGTCCGGCGGCTTCCGTCTGCCGTTCAGAATCAGCGAAACATATGCCTTTGTGCAGCCAAGCTCAGCCGCCACTTCGTCGTACGTGACCTTGCTGTTGTGCATCTTCCCGATCAGGTCGCCTGTCCATTTTTCCAACATTGGCAGCCCTTCTTTGGGTTCTGTCCGTTCTTCAAATTTCCTTATGCGGATCAGTTTCAACCCGTAATCAACTGCCGATTTTACCTGATTGCTTTCCGGCACACCTGCGGTTGCAAGCGCGGAAAGGATAATCGCCGTTTCCTCTTTGCGTTTCATACGCCCGCTCCCTGTTTCCGCTTCTTCGTTTCCCCTATTGTTGCCCGGAAAACATCGAGTGACACGCCGTAGATACGCGCAAGCGCCTTGTGATACTTCGTGGAAGGTGTCCAGTCCTCCGCCTCCCAGTGCGCGATTGCCGTATCCGAGACGTTCAGTTTGTTCGCGACCTGCGGGCGGGAATAGCCGCACCGCAGACGCATTTCTTTCAAAGTCTCCACGTCTACCCTCCTTGTTCGGTTATTTTGATAAATCAGCGTTGACAAAACGCCTAAAAGCCTTTATTATGTAAGTGTCAGCCAACAAAATATTAGCTATAAACCCGCGAACCAATTTTTTATCGGGGGTTGGCGTTAGCTTTGCCTGTTTTGATTTATCATGGGTATATTATAACTTCGTTTTTATTGGTTGTCAACCGCAAAACTGCGTTTTTCATAGTTTTGTTATCTTGCACAAAAATTCCATTCTGTTATTGTCGTGCTTAAGGAGTGCCGTATGGCTACAAATTTTAGGGTGCCATTCTTCAAGGCTCAACGAGACAAACTTGCACTTGATCTACTGATAGACGCAAAATTGGCGGCAGACAAAGCAAACAAGTCGAGAACAATAAGCAGTTTTATTGAAAACTACGATATCATTCTTGATTGTTTTGAAAAGCTATCTGCGATGAATGGGAAAGTTACAAGCGTAAAAGGTAACTTGTTCGCAGAACGTTGCAGAATTGAATCTGAGTTCCAGCGGCATTTCCATGACGCGATTGACCGAAGTGGAGATGAGATTGTCGCCGGAAGCAAAAAGCTGTATAAATATGACAAGCAGCATACCGAGTTGAGCATAGCCAGTTTTAAACTGGACATAGATAAATTCATGTGTCGAATGGACAACGCGAACGCTACATTTGCAAAGGCAAAATATAGTTACGTCTGCCATGAGTGCGGAATGGCTTTTCTGCTGTCATACGAAGACGATAATAAGGCGAAACGTGAAACAGATACATTCAATGATGTCGACATAGAATCTATTCTACGCGATGAGGAAGATTGGAGAAGGCGACAGCAGGGAATTAGCCTTGTCGATTCCGAGTTATCAAAAATCGATTCAATGCGTGGGCTCGATTTTGAGCGTTGGTGTGCAGAAATGTTGCGCAAAAATGGTTTTGTTAACGTTCGAGTTACGCAAGGAAGTGGAGATCAGGGTGTTGATGTTCTTGCGGAAAAAGACGGAATAAAATACGCGATTCAATGTAAGTGCTACGCGTCTGATTTGGGAAATGCTCCTGTTCAAGAGGTAAATGCGGGGAAAGCGATTTACCATTGCCATGTTGGCGTTGTTATGACCAACAGATTCTTTACATCAGGGGCGAAACGCGCTGCAGATGCAACTGGGGTATTGCTCTGGGACAGAAATAAAATCGAAGAATATATACGCAACGTAGATAAGGATTAACTACTATGGCAAAACGTGATACTGTAAGTGTAAATTGTGAGAAAGTGTCATCGTTCATAAAGATGAACGAATGGACAAAGGCTGCTTTTTCGAGGAAAGTTGGGAAGTACAGCTCATGGTTTGCGGAAGTTTTACGAGGAAATAACCTCCCTTCCCCCGAAGAAGCCGCCCGTATGTGCGTCCTGCTGCAAACCACGCCGGAGGAAATCCTTTCGGAAGAAGCAGATATCGAATTAGTGCGCAGCCTGATCGAGCAGGAACGGGAAAAGGGCATAAAAAAAGACCCCATCCCGAAGGATGGGGCGGTGAGCCAGGAAAAGCAGCTGCTGCTTGATATGATCGATGGGCTTTCTGACGAGCAGAAAGAACTTCTGGCACTATCTAAAAAAATGAGCGACGATGAACTCAAAAGGTTCATCGCCGCCATGAAAGCTATGTTGGGGGAATCGATGTGAGGGATTTTATCGCCAAGTTTGTCGAAAATTACGTTTCCGTACCAGACCTTGTAACCGGTCTGCTTGTTACGGCAATCGGGGGAATCGCCACTTTGATACTTCGCGCAATCTGGAAGTGGATTAAAAGTTTGCAGCAAGACAAAAGGAAGCTTCGATCAGTCTTGCAATACGTGACATTGTTCATAGCTTTTACGTACTCTGGTGGAATAGGAATATACATCGGCATAAATCGTAACAGAACGTTTTGCGTGATTTACGGCGTTGTACTAATCGTATACTTCGCAGTGCGTCTGTCAATTCTTGTGAAGTCGCTTATTGATGAACCTATAGATTCCCGTCAAGATGATCTTCCAGCCGTGGTAGATTCCAATTGTGACAGCGGTTCTAATAAATGAATCTACCCATCCGTTTTCAACTAAATAATCGAGCATCTTTTTCTCCTTTCAGTCGTTTTGCATACTTATCATATAGCATTATATCACAGTTTGGTGTCAAATACTACTTTTTTGCATGGGACACCATCCGGTGTATGATGTAAGTCCAGAACGAGCCTTCTGAGCGCCTTGATCTGCGCGCCGCTTAACCTCGAAATCAGTACCAGCGCCTCGGCTTCTAATTTCTTTCTCTCAGTCGTTCGTTCCTTCATGTCCTGGTTCCTCCCTTTCATCCATAATTTTCTCCATTTCCGTCAAATTTTAGGTTTCTTTTTCGTGCAGATTTAGCGTTGAGACTGTCAAACTCTGGTGGTAAAATCGTAGTATCAGATCAAATTTTGGCTATGAGGTAGTTTGTAATGAAAAGAATACTTGTGCTTTTTCTAGCGCTGCTTCTTATGACCGGCTGCACAGCAAAACCCACGAAGGACGAGTCAGAAAAAGCGGCGGTTCAAGAAACGATTGCTGTTTCAGGCTCAAAGGATGCGGCTTCGCCCGAAGCGCCGGAGCCCGAAGAGCCGATTGTTCAGGAACAGCCCGAGGTTCCCATTGCGCCCTCGTTCGATGAGCCAGTTACAGAAACAACGTCACAGAAATCATCCGGTGTATACGTTGGAAGTGTTGACTCGGATAAATACCATAATCCTAGTTGCCGCTTTGCAAAAGAAATCCTCCCAGAGAACGAAATCTGGTTCGATAGCATAGAAGATGCGCAGAATTCTGGGTATTCACCTTGTGGAGGCTGCCACCCTAAATAATATTATAGCGCAATGTTTACACCCAAAAATAGAAAAGAGGAAAATAAGATGGACACTGTAGAAAGACCCGTTCCAACCGAAAATCAAAAGTTTTGCAAATTTTGTGGTGCGATCATCGACAAGGACTGCGTGATTTGCCCGAAATGTGGAAAGCAAGTTGAAGAATTAAAGTCCGCGCAACCGAACGTCGTAATCAATAACACGAACACAAATGCGAATGTGAATACTATCCGCGGGTATGGTCGTCCGAAGAACAAATGGGTTTCATTCTTCCTTTGCCTTTTCTTCGGCATGATCGGTGCGCATAAATTCTATGAGGGCAAAGTTGGAACAGGAATCCTGTATCTCTTTACACTTGGGTTGTGCGGGATTGGATGGGTCGTTGACACTATCGCAATCTTGCTGAAGCCGAATCCTTATTACGTCTAACTCATAAACTTAGAGTTCTGCCACTGCTCCCGCTTTTCGCCGCCTACATCCGAGACGCAGGCAAAGAGCATGGGCGCTCCTTTGATGTAGTCCAGGCTCAGACTGTGGACGTCTTTGAAAAGCGCCCCGTCTACGATGACGTTGATCTTCCCGTTTTCCATTCTGATATTGATGCTCTGCATTCGCTGTACCTCCATATTTTAGAACGTTCGTTCAAGAATTTCAATTTGGAATCTTCCACAAAGAACACCTGGCATTTTCTTCGTCCGGTAACCCTCGTAAGCGGCAATTATGGGACAGACTATTTTGTATAATGGAATGTTTAAGATCGCCCCACCGTCGCTCCACCGGCTGTGGGGCTTTTTCATGCGCCTGTAACCAGCATAGCAAAAGCGGCAGAAATGTCCACCCTCAAATTGGTAAAATCATACCAGTGGCGGAAGAATCAGCGAAATATATGTGAAAATGGAGGTATATCATGTCAGCAATTCAGGAACTCGCCCCATATATTTCTGCATATCAGGGGAACATCAAGCGGGCGAAAGAAGATCAGCATTACACCATCGATAGACTTGTCGAGGAATCCGGCGTTTCCAGATCGGCTGTGACGAAGCTCTGCGCTGGTACGCAACAAGACCCGAAACTGTACAATTCTGCCGCGCTGTGCCGCGTTCTCGGTCTGTCGCTGGATGACCTGTTCGGGCTTGTCCAGCCCGCAGAAAGCCCGGAAGAACTGACCGAGCAGATTCATCATGTCGAGCTCAAAAACGCCAAGCTGGAGGCAACAACAGCCGCGCAGAGCGCACAGATAAGGTCTACGCATACAATGTGTTACGTTCTCGCCCTGTTTTGTATGCTGCTCTCCTTTTCTCTGATTGCCTGCCTTGTGACGGATGCGCAGAGTCGGAACACAGGTTTTATTCGCGGCGGAGATTTGTCCGTGGCTGCATGGGTGTGCATCGCCCTGATTGCAGGCTCAGCGCTGGCTTCAGCGATTACTTTCTATGCAATCCGAAAAGAACGTGGAGGAAAACATGGAGTGCATCAAGTGTAAAAAAGAAATTCCTGACGGCTCGGCGTTCTGCTGCTGGTGTGGGAAACAGCAGCAAGCGCCACAACGAAAGGCTTTGAAGCGTGCAAACGGTACGGGGACAGTTTACAAACTGCAAGGGCGGCGTACCCGCCCGTGGGTAGCCGCAAAAGGAAAAACCATAATTGGATACTACGATAAAAAAACAGCCGCCCTCGACGCGCTGGCGCGTTTACAAGGGCGGAGTATTGATGAAATATATAACTGGACCTTCAAGCAGGTTTACGAAGCATGGAAGGATGAACACTTCCGCGATATCGGCGCGAAGGGAATAGAGTCTTACGAACGCGCATATGACGTTTTTGAACCATTGCATGACAGAAAATTTCGCGAACTGCGGACCGCTGATTACCAGATTGTCATAGACAAGTACAGCGATAAATCCCACTCGCTACTGTCGAAGTTCAAACAACTTGCAACGCAGATGTCCCAATGGGGAATCCGGCAGGAACTCATAACGACAAACTTCGCTTCGTTCATTAAACTACCCGAGAATGTGAAGAAAGAAAAAGAGATCTTCTCAGAAGAGGATATCCAGAAGCTCGAAGCGGACGGTTCCCAGGCAGCCAAACTTACCCTGATGATGGTATATACCGGTATGCGAATCGGTGAGCTGTTCGGGCTTAGAACCGAAAATGTCCATGAAACCTACGTGATCGGCGGGGAAAAGACAGAAGCAGGCAGGAATAGAATAATCCCAATTCGCTCCGAAGGGCGTAAATATTTCGCAGAATTCAAAGAGCGTGCAAAAGGCGAACTTCTGATCTCTGGGTATGCCGGGCAAAAAGTCATTGCAAATTTTCGCAAGCGTGACTACTACCCGCTTTTGGAGCGGCTCGGAATCTCTAAGAAAACACCACACGCAACAAGGCACACATTCGCAAGCTGGGCTGTAGCAAACAATATCAAGCCGGAACTCCTGCAAAAAATGCTCGGGCATGCAGACTATTCCACGACCGCGAACATCTATGAGCACTTTGACATTGACCAACTTGTGAATGCGATAGATGCGCCTGTTACTAACACGTTACTAACAAACCAAAAATCAGCGAAAAAGAAAAAGCCCTGAAACCTTTGAGATTTCAGGACTTTTTTGGTGGAGACTAATGGACTCGAACCATCGACCTCCTGCGTGTGAAGTAGACCTTCTGAAATTTCCTAAACTTTTTAAGCATGTTTTCAGACGTTTTTAGACTTTTTCAAATTGGATATTAAATCTCAGACGTTTTCAGATTTTTTCAGATTTTTTCGGTTACTAACAAATAGCTAACACGGTTACTAACACTAGACACGTTTTATCTTCTGCATAACAGAGTTATAAACCTTGCTGTTTACCATCGCCAGTGTATCCATGAGTTCATCAACGACCGCCCAAGCCTTCGCCGGGTCTTTCCCAGCAACCGCAAGCAAAAACTCACTGTCCCCGTACTCGCCCACGGTAGCCGGTTCTGCGGTCGCAGGGGCGGGAGTGCCGGAGTAGTAACCCACAAACTTATCTCTGGCATTCTCCGCCCCCTGCATCTTGTCGCGTATCACATATAGGTTCGCCAGTTTGGCATAATTGGGATAGCTGGATTCTTCGTATTCCAGCCGTGCTATTTCCTTTCGGATTTCGGCTTCATCCAGCATGTCTTTCCCTCCTTATGCTCTGTCAATCTGCTCCATGCAGCGGCGGATAGCCTCGCGCGTCTTATCATCGTCCGCGTCGCGCATCATGTCTTCCAACGTCGAGCGCATATGCTCCCGCGCGTCGGTGCGGCTATACCGGCCCATAGAGTCCCGACGCCTGCCCCGGTAAGAGCTGCCACGACCATACGTACCGCGCATATCGGCTTCCCACTCGCCGTCGCGGGAATAGCCTCCGTCCTCAAGCATTTCGATTTTATAAGTGTTCTTGATGGAGCTTGTCAGCTTCTGAATTGCGTCCAGATCACCAGCAGACATTTCACGTTTGTCGGCGATTTCGTCAAGCTCTTTGCAGAGCATTTCCCGAAGGTTTCTCAAATCGTACATATTCCTTCCTCCCTTCACGATACGCGCTCGACGATCATATTGCTATTTGCGAAATTGATCGCCTGTGCGCTGGTGTTCTTCGCCGCTACAGTCAAGCAGCAGCCGCGCGGAACTTCCACGAATGTTGAAACGTAGATGTTGAAATAATTCTCAACAGCCGCAGGGGTTACGGTCGCTGTGGCGCTGTTCAAAGCCTCCCCGTTGATGGCGAGCGCAGCGGTGATAGCTCCGACCGTTCCGCCTGTAGGCACGGCGATATTCGCGCCAAAAGATACGCGGAACTTCGCCTTACACTGCTGCGTAAGCCCACGAAGCGTAACAAGCCCGCTTCCGTCACGGTGTACGATACACGGTTTGCCACAAGCCGCCGTGGAAATTAGAGGGACGTTCTGCCCGGCGGCAACAATTTGAATATTGGGCGCTGTAAATTCAGCCATAAAATCATTCCTTTCTAAATGCGTCGAATTCGACACGGTTAAAAATAGCGGCGGGACGATTGCCCCGCCGCGTTTCTTGAGTATCGGCAAGGAACCGATCATTTTCGTGAGTCCACGAAAAAGCTCTACGTTATGGAGTTAAGCGCAGTTTCTGCAACCGTAGTTGTAGCCGTTATTACATCCGGAATACTGGTACGGGGCTGGAACCTCAAACGCCGGAACCGGACGGGGGTTGTAATGTACGAACTGTCCGTACACATAATCCCGAATCTCGTTCGTCTGCGTCGCCTGCGATGCAGCGAGGTTCGCCATAATAAGCTGCTGATTCTGCTCAGCAATCTTGGCATCCTTCGCGGCCAGTTCCTGCGCAGTCAGGCGCTGATCGATGCTGCGGAAGCCGCAGTTCATCGCGTCGATGATGTCGCGAGTGCTGTTCTGCACGGTGTTTCTGGTGTCGCAAGCCTGCGAAGCCATGTCATACCGCACCTGCGCAACGGCTGCGCGGTTTTCGCAGCAGCACTCCTGCGCCTGCATCGCCATGTTGTTGAGCTGCTGCATCAAGGCTGCCTGCTGGTTGCAGCGGGAAAGCTCCGCATTACCGAACCCCGTAAGTAGGGAGTTGTTCACGGCATAGAAGCCATCGCACAGCCCGCCGTTGATGAGGTCCATCTTGCGTTCGATGTTTGCGAAGTCGGAAGCCAGAACATAGCCGTCAACTACTCCGCCGGAATTGCCGCGGTTATTGCCGAAGCCATTACCGCCCCAGCCACAGAACAGGGCGAGGAACAGGATAATGAACCACCACCCGCCATCGCCTCCGAATCCGCCCCAGCCGCCGGAGCTGCCGGAAGGGGATACGTTCATGGTCGGCTGAATGCCGCCATCAGAAAGACTCATAATCATTTCTCCTTTCGTAGATTTTGAAATTTATCTCAATCGTGCGCACGAATTGAAATCTTAATTATCCAAGAAGCTGTTGAAACTGGCTTGCCGCCTGTTGTAGCTGGTTCAACTGCTGCTGCGAGATTTTCCCAGACTGTACCAGCTTCTCAACCTCCGCCCTCGGGTCGCCCTGAAAGCTCTGCTTGAACTGCTGAAACTGCCGCACCATATTTTGAAACTGCCCCATAGCCCCGGGCATTTGCCCGCCGCCGAGTGCATTAAACAGTGGGTTCATTGTCTGCCTCCTTCACCTTTCTAACGGGCTTGACGCTCAGAGACGCCACCTTTGCCGCCAGTTCGTCAAAGTCCTTGCGGGTCACGTATTCCACCGTAGGCACTGTTTGTGGCGCTGTGGGGCTCACGGGGGCTGTAGAGCGCTCTACGAGGTCATACGTTGTCATTGCTGGTTTACCGCTTGCGTCTGCTTTCTTCACATACACAACCGGCGCATTCATATCCCAGAGCGTGACGGCGTTATTCGGCGCAACGATAAATTCGTTTGCCGCCTTCTCGTTCGGGACCCAGATGATAGACTGTCCACAGCTCGGCTGCTGTGGCTGAGGTTGCGGAGTCGGATACTGCATCGACGGCGCAGGCTGATACTGTGGACGCATCATTGGTTCCTGCATCATGGGCGGTTGATTGTAAATCGGCTGCTGATACACATAAGGCTGTTGTCCGAACATTATTTATCCTCCTTTTCCCAGTAGAACAGTGGGATTTCGTTCCCACTGTTCCACGTATCGAAATACGTGCCATCTTCCGCGCAGACAACGTGCGTAGATAGTGCGAGTACATATATACCGCGTGGATGGTCTGCGCAGAAATCCTCAACGGTATAACAGTCCGGGCATGTATTCGGCACGACGTTCCTTGTAAACCCATGCTGCCGAAGGTACGCGCCCCAGACACTGTTTGCCGACGGCATGTCGCCCATTTTCAGCCCCTGTAGGCAAAGTCCGACGTATGTTTCATCCCAGCTCTTGCCCGTCGCCTTTGAGATCGCCCGGACGGTACAGTCTCCGACTTGTTTCCCTTCCGGGTTTGGATTGAAATAAGAAAAGCCCATACCGAACACTCCTTTGTGTCCAGTATGGGCTTTTTCGTATTTTCGTGTGCCTCAGTTGTGCATCACTTAGCTATACAGTTTGCTCGACGTGTCTCTCATGCGCTGCATAATCCCAGGGAGGCGTCTTTGCACCGTCGCCCTGCCAAGATACAGTTCCGTCGCAACGTCCACTTGTGGAAGCTTATCCACAAAGTAGAGCTGCGCAATCTTTTCGTCTTCCAGACCAAGATTCGCCTGATGAATGACCGCTTCCATGTCCCGGCGCATCAGTCCGCCAAGCTCCGGCGGTAATTTGCATCTGGCTTGTGGAGCCATAGCCCCGCCCCCTTACTTCATCGCCTTTGCGAGCTTTTTGAGAAGATCATCGCCGTACTTGTAGGCGGCG